TAGGTAAACAGTCAGTAGATGAACTCTACTGTTCAATACCTCCTTTTAGTATTATTGTTGATCCTTGGCGTAAAATAACTTCTAGTGTAAGCACAGTTATATATTACGGTAACACCCGTTAAGTTGACACATATAATAAAAGGTAGTACAATATATCATGTATGATATAATTTTTATAAGCTATAATGAAATTAACGCAGAAGAAAACTGGGAATCTCTTAAACGCAGATTCCCAGCAGCTATTCGTGTAGACGGAGTTAAAGGAATTCACCAAGCTCACATCAAAGCCGCCAAGCAATGCTTTACTAAGATGTTTTGGGTAGTTGATGCTGACGCACAGCTAGTTGACGGTTTTTCTTTTGAATATAAAGTAGACAGTTACGACTTAGACACAGTGCATGTTTGGCGCAGCATTAATCCAATTAATGGATTAGAATACGGCTACGGAGGAGTAAAGCTACTACCTCGCAGGCTTACTCTAAACATGGACCTTAACAGTCCTGACGTGACCACCAGCATTTCAAACAATTTTAAAGCAATGCCAGATATATCAAATATAACCAGTTTTAATACAGATGCGTTTGCAACATGGAGAAGCGCATTTAGAGAGTGTGCTAAACTAGCAAGCAACACTATAAGAGGACAAGTAGACGAAGAAACTAAACAACGCCTTGATGTTTGGTGCACAAGTGGTAGAGGAGCAATGTTTGGAGACTATGCTCTTAGAGGAGCCACCGCTGGCCGCAAATATGGCACTGTTTATCAGTTTAATAATGAGCTAGGAAAGATAAACGATTATGACTGGTTGTACCTACAATTCTTAGAGGAGTACTGCGTTAACAGATGAGCTATCAAGATATTCCGTTTAAAGATATCACTAGTTTCGGACAGCAAACAATGTTAGATAACAAACTGTTTGCTGTATCTTGGATATTGGCTAGATTTTGCAACTACAATTGTTCTTACTGCTGGAGTTATGCTCGAACAAGTGTTCCGGACCACCGTCAGTTAGAATTATACAAAAACACAATAACAGAAATCAAACGGCAAGCCAGAGCTAACGGATTTACTGAGTTTCATTTCTCGTTTAGTGGTGGCGAACCAACTGCTTATAAGAAATTCGGACAGTTAATAGATCACTATGTAAATGACGACCTTGCTGAGTATCAAAGTCTACACATGACCACAAATCTAAGCCCAGGTAGTAAATGGTGGAACAAATGGCTAGAAGTAACTGCGCCTCTGGCTCGTCGTAGTATTACAGCTAGCTTTCACGCCGAGTTTGCTCGTGAACAAGAGTTCGGGGACAAGTGTTTACAACTACTTGCCAACGACACTTATCTCACTATTAANCAAGTAATGGTTCCTGAACTGTTTGACGAGTATTANGAGAGATGCGCAAGGTTTGCNGNNCGTGGNATAAACGTCACACTAAAGCCACAGAGCAACGATACGGCTACTGAGGTGGTGGAGGGCTATACTGACGCACAAAAAAAACTTCTTCAGATTGGATTCCCGCAAAAGCACCAGGGAAAGATAGTTCCGCAAGTGCGCCTGGAAGATGCACAAGGCAATAAGTATTATATAGATCAAGCAGAACGATTCAATGCATTTGGGTTTAATAAGTTTCAGGGATGGAACTGTAACGCAGGATACCAAAGTTGTATTATACGCGAGCCCGGTGGCGAAGTTAAACGAGCCTATAGTTGCCACGACAAGCCCTTAGGTACTATCCAAGACGGATTTAGCTTATTTACAAGTCCGTCTACTTGTATTACTCCGACTTGCGTAAGTTCTGCAGATTCAAAAATACCCAAGGTAAAGCAATGAAAGTAGAAATTGAAGACGTATTATTTTGGATGGATGCTGTGCGCAACTCGAGTAACCGTTATAGAACACTAGAGAGCTTTTGGAAGGGGCAAGTACGATCTAAAGTATGGTTAGTGGAAGCACTTGAAAAGCAAACCTTAGGCGTTGCATTAAAAATAGTTATCCACGGAGGATGGAACGGAGTTCTTGCTAGTATTCTATTTAACAGCAGCTTACCTATCAGAGGAATACATTCTTACGATATCGATCCTGACTGCGAAGAAACAGCCCGTACAGTAAATAAAAGACAAGAAATGCAGGGAAGATTTCGTGCAATTACCGGCGACTCGACGCAACAGTTATACCACGGCGATATTGTAATTAATACGATTTGCGAGCATCTAACTCAGGCACAATATGATCAATGGTTAAATTTAGTGCCAATTAACGCAATTATAGTTCTCCAAAGTAATGATTACTTTGATTGCGAAGAACACGTTCGGTGCCACTCAACACTAAAAGAGTTTCAAGAACAATCAGCGATAGAAGTATTATATCATGACGAATTGAAAACTCCGCTCTATACACGATTTATGCTAATAGGGAGGAAAATTGTTTAAATTTACAGAGCTTGAAGATATTCACTTTGAGATAACTAATAAATGTCAAGCAGCTTGTCCGATGTGCTCAAGAAACCATCACGGAGGCCAAGCTAATCCGTTAATAAAAAACCAGGAATGGTCAATTGACGATTTTAAGAAGATAGCAACGCCGGAGTTACTAGGACAAGTTAGCGGATTCTATATGTGCGGCAATTTCGGTGACCCTATTATTAATAAGGATCTTATTAATATGATTGACTACGCTGCTCAAACAAACCCTAGTCTTAATATTCGGATACACACAAACGGAAGTGCCAGAACTACGGATTGGTGGAAACAGTTAGCGAAAGTCCTACCCAAAACGCATAAAGTAATATTTGCATTAGATGGTCTAGAAGATACACATCATCTTTATCGTGTTGGTACTGATTTTAATCGTATTATTAAAAATGCTATTGCATTTATTAGCGCAGGCGGCACTGCTGAATGGTGTTTTATAAAATTTAAACATAACGAGCATCAAGTAGAAGAAGCCAGAAGCCGGGCCAAAGAGACCGGATTTGCGCTGTTTACTGAGAAGAACAGTTCTAGGTTTGTAGGAAGTCCTAAATTTCCGGTATTTGACAATAAGGGAGAAACTCAGTACTTCATTGAGCCACCTTCTTCCTCGGAGCTTCCTTTTATTTCAGAAGACACTGTTAAGAATTATAGAAAAGTGTTAGGTGACTCTGAAATTAATTGTTACGTTCAGCACACTAAAGAGATATACATTGATGCGTATAGAAATATTTTTCCGTGCTGTTTTCTTGCAAGCGCACCTTACAACTACGCACCTGCAAATGACATCACTAGAGAGATAAGAACTCACATGCTACAGCAGTATCGAGAGTTAAAACAAACACTGGGAGATACGAACGCTCTGAATCGATCAGTTAACGACATTGTTAGCTCTGATAGTTGGCAGACTGCTTGGAAATACTATTGGACGCAAAACAAGTTAGTAACATGTGCGAGAACCTGCGGAAGCGTAGCAGAGCTTCCTAAGCCAAAAGATCAATTTATTAAGGTAACTATATTAAACAATGACTAACAAATGGTACAATGACAAAGACAGTGCACTAGGCAAATATCAACGAGAAATAGAAACAGTTTCAGGTTCGCAAAGTTACTGCGTACTACCGTGGATTCACTTCGCCACTCGTCCTAACGGAGATATGCGCTTGTGTTGCAGTGCAAACGCCAGTGGCGCAGGCAATGACCACGAAGTGGGCTTGGTTAAAATGGAAGACGGCAAACCTGCAAACTTTGGCAAGGACACTCCAATGGCCGCATGGAATAACGATTACATGAAAAGTGTGCGTACAACTATGCTCAAAGGCGAAGTTCCTGCAAGTTGTACTAAGTGCTTTAAAGAAGAAAGTCAAGGAGTTGTGTCTAAACGAATATGGGAAACAATGACTTGGCACCGCGATGATGTTGACATCCCCTATCTAATAGAGCAAACTAAACAAGACGGAACAGTGCCAGAAGAACTGCAATACCTTGACCTAAGACTCGGGCATACTTGTAACATTAAATGTGTAATGTGTAGTCCTCATGATTCTAGTAAGTGGGTTAAAGATTGGCAGAAGTTATTGCCTCAAATTGAAGACCAAGATGTCAAACAACAACTTCAATTCGACAAAGATAATTTTGACAATAAGTGGCATCAAAAAGATACTTTCTGGAAAGAGATGTACAAGCAGGTACCAAACCTTAAACAAGTGTACTTTGCTGGCGGCGAGCCCCTTATGATTAAAGAACACAAGATGTTTATTCAAGAAATCATAAGACAAGGTTACCAAGATAAAATATTACTGCGTTATAACTCAAACGGACTGCTAGTTGACAACGAATTGTTAGAGTTATGGAAGAAGTTTAAAAAGGTTAAGTTTGCTATCAGCATGGATGCCTGTGGTCCACGCGACGAATACATTCGCTTTCCTACAGACTTTGCACAAGTTGAGAAGACGCTTCATATGTTAGACGATTCACCTGATAATATTCAGACTAGTCTAGCAACAGCAATACAGATTTTCAACATCAAGCACTTGCCAGAGTTTATGAAATGGAAGATACGCTCGAACTTTAAAAAGCTAAACGAAGGCACAGTACCGGGTGGGGTACAGATGGGAGGCGGTCTTGTGAACATGCACCTACTGTATATTCCTACGTTTCTTAGTATTCAGATTTTACCTCTTGAAGATAAGCTAGAAGTACACAGGATCTTTGCAGAGTTTAAAGTGTGGCTTTGGGAAAACTATCGTCAGGACGACGACTTTTGGAAAATTAACCCTTACGGATGGAAGCGATGGGAAGCGGTATTAAAACATATGGACGCTCAAGACAACAGTCATCTATTGCCTGGCTTTAAAGAATATGTGACTAAACTGGATGCAATACGAGGCAACTCAGCTAAGATAGTATTTCCGGAGTTGTCACACTTGCTTTAAAGCAAGTTGAACACTTCTATATGTTTAGCTTTAGGAATGCAAGTTCCGCACCCGCAACGATTGTTTGGGCATACTATAGGACTACCGTTTACTGCATTTTTGGCGTAGTCCAGTATGGCAGCAGTGTTGTTTAAACTGCCCAGCGGTCCTCTTTTGCCACCGTGAAGTGCTTGACAAGTTTGATGATGATAGACTAATTTATCATGTTGGTCAATGTGCATAAAGAATTTATTAACAGAGCAAAACCATCCTTTAAAATTATTGTCAACGTGAGTTACTGGAATCCACTCGCCGTCAACTTTTCCTGTCATGCATCTTCCACCGCAGCAGCCTCTTCCTATTGAAGATCCTTCCTTCTTTTGTTTTGCAGGATTAGGCTGGCCAATATAGTCAAAGAACCACTCTTGTTGATCTTCACTGTAACTATGACTAGTTCTGCGCATAGATCCGTCAGTATCCTTAAACCATCCACTTCTTTCAACCGTTCCGTCTCCGATTGGCCTTGGAAAATGCGTTATACCAAGATCTGTTAGTAAGCGACACACTCGTTGTACTTCTTCAAAGTGATCAACGTGCATCATTACATTTATTTGCAACCAAATACCGGATTTGTGAAGGCGTTTTATATTTTCTATAACGTGAGCTTTGGCCTTTGCTCCGCCTTCGGGATGGTAACTAACCGTTAATCCGTGGAACAAATCTACTATCTCTTCGGTTCGTCTAGGATGCCATACTCCGTTAGTTGTTAATCCGCAACTTAGCTGGGGTTCGTGATCTTTTATATGTCTAGCTAATTTCCAAAAGTCAGGATTAGCAGTAGGTTCTCCGCCGGTAAAATCTACGTTTACGCCTTGTTTTTCTGTGTCGTATATGTTAGTATATTCTTTAACAAATTCTAGTGTAGTTAATAATTCTTCGTAGGAATGATAGGGGCTATACGTGTTGTGTCTAGTAGCTTCGCAGTAGGTGCAATCAAAGTTACATCGTCTACCCGTGTCCCAGGTCACCATCATTTTTTCTGGGCCAGCTAATGTTATTGCTTCTGTTTTTATCATATTTTGGCCTTTGTTAAGGGAATATCTGCGGCACAAGTACACCATTGCCTAGTGCAAATTATAGCTTCGGGCGGTTGTGTAAATGTTCCAGTATAAATGTTACCTAAACTGCCACCTACTCTGCATGTTGCTCTATGCACTTCACCGTTCCAGTTTATCATCAAGCTCTCAACACCGGCGTTACACTGCCATCCTTTAAATTGATTAAGATGTTTCTTGATAACATCGTTAGCATGTAACTCAGATGTATGGTCGATAATTACGTTAGCCTTTGCTGTTGCATCGTTTTCCAGTAACCATTCTAGATCTTCTTGGGT